GAGGGGAAGATCCATAAACAGCCTTCCTCCAATCTAAAAATTGTTGTCCGTGCTTTACATTGTGTGGATATAAAGTAAGGAAATTTGGAAGTTGACCACCTTGTTCTCTATAGGGGATAACATTTAAGTTTTGTCCTATATTAAATCCACTAAGGGAAGAAGAAGTATCCAATAAAGCAGTGTTCCCATCCTCTACTCTAGTACTAGCAGGATTGGGTGGACTTGAAAGGTAATTAGTGGGAACATAGGAACTAGTCCCAAAGGGAGGTACAACTCTAACTGTTCCATTATCTGTTACGGTTCCTGGGCTATGATCTCGATTTAGTACGCTACCTGAAAGATCCCAGTTATTTACACGCCTATTATGAGTAAAATCCATATCGGTGGGCCACCGACCTAACTCTAATTGGAATCCATATGCATAACAACCTCCTTGAGTTTCACCATATGGAGCGTCTTCCCATCCAATAGGATACAAGGCTGTAGTTATACCACTAACCCCAGAAACAGGAGCAAGCCCTGCTTGGTATACTCTGTACCATCCATCTCCTACTGGGAATACTCCACCATTTTGCATCCAATTATTAATGGAGTATCCACTTCCTTCCGATCTAGCTGTTCCATACTTAGGAGCATCAAAGTAGCTAAAGTTAATAGAACTTGGAGCGGTTGCGTCTGCCTCTGGAGTCGTACCCGCATCATTCCAGTTTACTACGGTTCCTAATCGACTAAAACCAAGACCTCCTCTAGCCTCATCACCACCTAAATCCCTGCCCTCACCATAGATTGCCATCGTTGTATGCGTTCTGGGGTGTTTGAAAGTTGTTGCGGTATCTTGTTCAGGAACTAAATCACCTGCGGCAATAGGGAATTTAATGTACACTGAGGCACATATCCAATTGTCTTGTCCTGCGCTTGTGTCAGTGTAACTCCAAACAGTAGGAGTAAGAAACATTTGAAGAACTGAATTAGTATCATCATTCTTGTCTTCTAGAGATAGCACATGAGCAATAGAAGAAGGTACATCTGCATACTGAGGAGGAGGGGTAATATCAGGTCTAGAGGAGACTATTAAATTATTAGCAAAAGATACGGCTTGAGGGTCAGAGGATGAAGGGGTACTGTTATACCACAAGTTTCTTCTCTCAGGAATAGCATGAGCATTATACTGATAAGCAGATGCGTCCTTACCAAAGGAGATAGCTTGAATGGTATAGTTAGAAGAGTCTAGAATAGAGGAAGTTGCGTGATCTGTAATACCAGACAAGGAAGGAGAGACTGTCATAATGTCAGCTAATAGTTCTCCTGCCCCATTCACAAGAAGGTTACTTTCCTTGTGAAGAAGTTTGTCTCCGTCCCAAATTTCTACTTCTCCTCTCATCAGTTGTCTAGCTCCACATTAGTATAATTATTATGCCTGTGATCGCTGGGTGCATTTTGTACAGTAAACCCAGGAGTCCAATTAGGTTGGATTCTATAGTTCAATCTACTACCACCGCTTACTTCCATAGTACCTGATGTAATTGTAGCATCTCTGGAAGCCAAGTTCGTAGCATACATCCCTGTACCTAGTCCCGCCAATCCATTATAGAACTTTAAAACATCTCTAAGTTGATCTTTTTCTAGGTAAAGTTTATCTTCTCTTATAAAAGGTCTAAGAGGAACTCCACTAGTAGCTAACCCATGTCCTGTTCCTATACCTGTATTCTGTCTCTGGGTAACATCTGTAAGTTCAATAGAGTCTATTAAGAGATATCTATCACGATTATTTGGAAAAAAGAAAACTTCCACAATATAATTCGTATCATCCATATTTACTTGTGGAGTAACCTTATAAATATCATTATCAATTGGAATAATATCAAGATATTCAAAGTTATTTTGGATAGTAAAGTTTCTAGTATCGAATTCTATTAGAAAGTTTTCAAAATAATCATCCCGAAGATTTAAAAGAGTATTATCATTTATACTTTCAGAAGAAGTAGAGTCAGACATATTACCTAAACAGAAATCCACCACCTCCACTTGTGGAACGCCAGCCTCATAGACTCCGAAATCATAGGTATGAGCTAAAGACTTCTTAACTGCTGGGATAGATAGTCTGTCTTCGTGCATAACTTCCCACTTACCTTTAGGAGTCCAAGACCAAAGATACCCCTTCACGGGCTGCGTGTGAATCCATACACCTAGTCTCCCACCCCCCATTATTATAGAATTGTCTTCAGACACCAAAGCTTTTACATTAAGTTTAAACTTATGATCTTTAATAAAATGGTTAGGTCTATCACCATATGAAGACAAATCGAAGCGGAGTCTTGGAAGTCCCCCTACTGATTTACACTTAATAACCGTATTATTAACTAATGTATTTTGTATACCCCTAACAGCAGTAGAGGAATCTAATTTAAAGATAGTGAATTGGTTGGCTGGTGGAGCCCCAGAGATATCTGTAAATTCAATACCGCTTAGAATGGCTGGATTTCTATATTCAGCATTATTAACATTTCCAGAAGTCCAAGTTCCAGATAAAGGAATCACTGATTGCCCAGAATCACTAGCAATAAAAGTTCCATTTGCTGTTTCATTCCACACATTATCAACATTAATTGCACTAACACTAGCTCTATCAGTATTAGGAGCCACCATATTTCCAACAGCAGAACCAGCTAAATCAAAATCACAATTGTAAAGACCTTTACCAAATACTTGAGCAAAGATATTGCCCCCAGTCTTAGCGGTCTCAGTTAGCCCTAATGGGTGTTTAGCAAAAATCTTGCAGTAGTCTCTATGAGCTTTTTGTAATCCAGTACCGAAGCTAAAGTTCTCGTAGTCTTCGAAAGAGTTTAAAACAAAACCACTAGCAATAGCTTCATTAGCAAAGCTTTGTCTATTGTTCTTCCAGTAATCATCAGCAGCATAATTCCATGAGATTGGGGGAACAGTTAAGTTAATCTGCTCATTAGCATAATCATAAGCCTTAGCTTCAAAAAGCTCATGCATAGTGTTATATAATTCAGGGACCTGACCCCTATCCACATACCTAGCTGTGGCTGAACCCTCTTCTGGCATAATGCTATTAGAACCTAAAGCCGATAATCCTCTGTACGGAAAAGTAGCACTAGTATAAATTCCTGAGAACTGGTGCGATGATTTAAGTTTCTCACATTCATGCCAAACTCCTGAGGGATTGATGGGATCAACTACAGGGTAGAACTTGCCAGCAGAAGCCACATAACCCAGCGTAAGCTCTCCAAGCGATGAAGGCATAGAGTCCTCAAAAGTAGAGGGATCGTAGCTTACAGGAGCATTGAAGCCCGTTCTGTCGTAGTACCCTTCATGGGGAAGCAGGTACTTGAAGTTGCGCCGTCTGAGAGCGCGTCTTCCGACATTAGAAAATGCAGTAACATTCGTAGTTGAACTAAGAAGAGTATCTCTAATGTTATCAACATCCTCTCTTTTAAATGTATTTAGACCCCCCCTACCATCATTATCTCCTGGAGAGACCGTTCCCATAGATACACCACTATACTCAAAGTTTCCTAATATAGAAGCAGAAGTATAAGAGGCTCTACTATCATCTTTATCAAACCCCAAGTATTCCCACTTAGCACTTGAAGTGGATAAAGCATCCTCCGCACTTGCGGCTAAGTTTACTTTCGTTATGGCATGAGCAGGAGCAAATTCTCTTGCTACTCTAGCTGCTTCATATAGAGCATATTTACTATCTCCCTCCATGGTAGTTTTAGCAAAATCAAAATCAGTATCTTTAAAATTAATGAAGAGGTGAGAAGATTTTCCATTCCACAAAGGTAACAGGTTCTTCTCGTAGTCAGAAATACTGAACATCACATCATTAAAGTTTGACGGGACCTGGACCGAACTGAACATCATAAGGAATCCATTTAAAGTTCCTAAATCTGAACTAGCTGTTACAGCACCACTAAGGATATAATTTCCTACCTCATCAGAAAAAGTATCTTTTACTCTAAAACACTTAAGTTTATTGACTAACAGGCTAACCATATCAGCAGTAATAATAGAATCTTTATAATACTTAAATTCTTCAAAAGGTGGTAGAGGATAATTTTGCTTTTCTCTATAGTTAAATAAGAAATTAATATCTCCATCAGGCTTAAGGTAAGTGGGGCGTTCACTGCGAGGACGATCCGCTGGATCTCCTCCTGTCGAGACGAAATCTCCTTCAGCGAGGTCTCCTCCTGGGTGTGTTGCTCCTGCCATGTACACACCCAAACCTAAAGCACCAAATCCTGTGGCAGCCGCAAAAGCTTTGCTCTCTCCAAATCTTGCAGCTTCTGCTCTATATCTTAGATAGTCTAGACTCTCAATAGTGTGGATATGGAACGGATGCATTCTAGGCTCATTAATAATGGTATATATTTCAGTCTTTTCTCCTTCACTATCAAGGCTCCACAACTTTGGCACAGGCCAAACCTCTCCATTAAGGATAAACTTATCAGGAAAAGATTTATATAAATCTAAAAGAATACTATCTGTAACAATTTTAAGGTTTTCTTCTAGGCTGCTGGTGCTGTAAGAATCAATTCCCGCTCTCCTGCACAAGCCTGGAGTCCAAGTATTCAAGTCTCTAAATAATGGGGACTCTGTGCCTAGGGCATACCAAATCAACTGAGGAATATATGATTCCCAAAGATCCTGAACTTTCCCAGAAACATCAAAAACAGAATCAACAATTAGCGCATTAATAGCAGCTTGAATAGCTTCTATAGTTCCTGATTTCTTATAGAGATCTAAAGCTAATCGTAATTGTTGTCTCCACTTCGAAGGAGATCTACCACGAAGTTGGAATCCAATAAGATCTGCTATATATTGAATATGTTCATCTTTAACATTTTCAATATCATAAATTAATCCAATATTTTCAATCTCATTAGTAAGATCAGCAAACTCATATCCCAAGAGATTAATAAACTTTCTATAAGGTCCCTTAGAAGTTTTATTAGATAAAAGTAAAGATGCATCAATATAACTATCGAAAGCCGCTTTAACTGTGAAATCCTGCTCGTCAATATAAAGAGGAGAGTAAACGACATTCATTAAAGTTTGAAGAGCATCCAACTTTTGAGTACCGCTAGTATAGATTGGAAGAATACCAGCACTTGACTCAGTAATGCCGTCTGCTGCTCCAGAAACAAAATTAGCAGGAAGGTAGGAACCGAAAGAACAAGTTTCGTTATTTCTCCACAAATACTCTGTTAATCCTTTGATGCCATCAATAGTCTCTAGAGTCTTTCCTAAGTATAAAGAGTTTAGTGAACTGAGAACATAACTCGATGGAGAATAGTCTAATCCCCCATCAGCGGAAGTATTCAAGAAATAAAACCACCCTAAATTATCCGTTAAATAATTGTGAACACTGCTTGGTTGTATATTATTTGTTAGAGCAGATAGGGTAGTAATATTAGTAGCTATGTTCCCAGCGGGTTTTGAAGTACTCGCAGGAATAAACATAGGTAGTAAAGTTCCTGAAAGGAAGGTATTAAACTCTGCACTTGTATCAAATGTGGAAATAGAAGACCCTAAAGGGAGAAGGATTTTACTCTCAAATAAGAATGGATTAATCTTTGTTAATCCATTCTGCTTTACAAAGTACTGCGATATTCCACTAATATTTTCTAAAGAACTCGTTTGGCTGTTGGCTACACCTGATAAAGAAATAACATTAGAAATATTTGCAGCAACCTTTAGATGAGAGTTGATCACCTGAGAAACGGGGTTTGTCTCTGTTCCGCTTAGTGTTATATCTTCCGTCCTATACACCTCAGGGGTGATAAGTTCTACTAGATCTACAAAGTTAGTCTTGTAGTAGTTTCTAGGATTCGGTGTGTACTTACTGTCGCCCATTAATCTAATAATTCTACATTAATTGTTAAATTATTCAACTGAATAATTTCATTAAAATCAACTGAAATATCTTGCCCAACATTATCTATAGTTGAATACCGAACCTCGTCAACCTCAAATATTTGCCTATTAATTTGTGATACATTAAAGGCTTCTCCAAACTCTCTATTATCTATACTCATGTAGGTCATAATCTTATCTCTAACTCTTGCTTTAATTTGATCTTGGTTCTCTCGTTCCTCTTTATCAATTTTAATCGTTGTAACTAAATCTAAAGTTCTAATAAGACCATCAACAATAACCACATCATCTGTAGCCATCTTCTTTTTAGCTATAGCATCTAGTAATTGAGTTTTAAAATTTGTAGTACCTCGTTGCAACTGGAAATCAGATGCCTTTTCTAAAACATAAATATCAATTATATTAGCAGAAGAATAAGCCTGTCGTGTAGCGGCAGTGGCTTTACCAACTGTGCCAAAAGTGCTGTTAAAGGTATTAGCAAATACAGAATAATCTTCTAAGGTTACTAGACGATCTTGCCTTCTAAAATTTAAAGGAGCAAAGCGTTTTGCGTGATCTAAGGTCTCAGCGTTTGCGCCCCCTGTACTTTTTGAATTATTTGTGAGAGAAACCGAAGCAACACCACCATCAAGAGTAACAGCCATACTATTATTAATAGTATTTTTTCCTATGTTTCCTCGGGTTCCTCCACCAACTCTATAAAATACATAATAATTAGAGGTATCGTCTGGAGAAACTCCCACACTCCCGTCACCAAAAACTACGGTAGCATTATAATTATCATCATAAATAACTTCAAAGATTTTATCTGAAGAACCAGAAGCAAAAAAGACATTAGGTACTTCAACAAAGGCCCCAGTCTTGGTGGCATCAGGTCCGTCAGTAAATACTTGAACACTAGCTTCAACCACAGGACCTTTTGTAAGCTTAATAGTCTTAACCCCTTCCGTTGCTGCGAAGCTTCCAGTATCTCTAACCAAGGCACCTTCTTGTAAAACTATATTTTCAAAAACGGTTACAGGAGTACCAAGCCCCTCGGCAGCAGTAAGGGTTATGATACCAGTCTGATTAGCGGTATCCACAAGCCCATTGACCACTTTATATAATGTATAAGTTAGCACTCCTCCATCTTCAGGGGAAACAGTTTCTATAGTTCTATTACTAGCCTCAATCGTAATATTGGTGCTTACGGGGTCAGCAGAAGTAATCTTCGCATCAGCCGCAGCAGAAAGAGGACCTTTCATACGAATTCCAATTAATTGTAAAAGCTTCTTAATGCTAGGTCGTTGTGTAGCTGTGGCTAAGAAGTTCTCATTAGCAAGCATATCAGCTTTCATGGACATAACAGATCCCATGTAAGCCACAAGCTCTAAGAACATCATCCCTAAATCCGACTCAACAAAGTATTTATAATCTCTCGGGTAAACTGCCTTTGCATAAGCAATCAGAGAATCCCTAAGAGTAAGAAAATCGGTAGCAGCAAAGTTAATAAGAGACGGTCTCTTTACAATAGGGACTTCCGCTAACTTCATAAAGTCCGATGCAATGGTTCCAGAAAAGTTCATGATATATTTACCTCAACATCAAATGTTTCTAAATCAGCAGTATCCAATCGTAAAGATAAAACTACTCTAAGTGAGTTTCCTCCCCCTGGTCCTACATTTCCGAAAGGAAATACAGCTAGTTTTGCAATGTGGGCTCCTACAATATAATTCTTAAAGGAATATTGAATCTCTCTCTTAATTGATTCAAAAGTAGCTTCATCGAGTGGTTGGAAAAGATATTTCCTCAAGTTACATCCAAAGTTCGGAAGCAAAATTCTCTCTCCCCTCTGGGTCAAGAGAAGTTGTTTGACGGCACCTCTAATCATAGCAATACCAGAACTCTTAGATAAAAAACCCCCTCCTAGAGAAGATCCTAAAGGGAAGGATAATCCATAGACCTCTTGCTTCTGTGAGGTTACTGCTTGTTTCATATACCTCGGAGGTATACTTCCAAAAACCGAAACTGTTTGATTGGCTGCCATTAGATCTTAATATTCTTGAAGAAGCCTTTTTGGGCTTTGTAGTTCTTTAAAACTTCTGCATTATCTAGGGCTCTAGAGTAAAATTTCAAGCTTCCTATATTACCGCGCAAACCGCTTGTTATTCCTCCACGATCTCCTCCTAAGAAATTTCCATGTTTATACATTCCATCTGTATATCCCCCACCCACTATCCAAGGAGTATAAAAGGTGTTTAAGAGGGGACCTTGTTTTAGTACCCTAGGTCCATCAACCGTAGTAGAAGAGTATTGGAAACTGTTATCTTTCTTAAAAGAGGGTAAACTTGGTGGCCTCTGAGGGCTTACACCGAAGACTGTAGATATAGCGGAGGTAGCAACTAATGATCCATCAGCAAAAAATTTAATAGTATCTGTAGTAGGATCACAAGATATATCAATAAGAACAAATTGAGAAGATACATTACCAAAGTCTGTGGCAGAAAGGTCAACTTTCATTTTGTAAAAACTTGCATAATCTCCACAATTAGCATCATCGTTATTAATCCAAGACGCAGCGGAGGAATCTCTAGCTTGGGTTGGGGCTATAAAGAAACTTAATGAAGAAGCAGGGTCGTTATCATAATTGTTATTACTATATCCCGACAAACCTAAAGGATATCCTGCCTCAGTAATTCTCCGATCCCTAGTAAATCCACAAACCATTCCTCGGACATATTGATCTCCCCTCTTATTTTCTAAGAAGTCTAAGTCTGTTGGTACTTTTTGATAGGTCACAGAAGAAGTACCTGAAGCAACCCCTACATTTTCACTGGCTAAGAGTGCCTTAGTTAAGGATGATGCTGTCGAACTAAGCCAACCTAGTTCTCCATCCATAATGTTGGGAACATGAGCCCAGCATTCCATAGTAAATCCGCTTGGCGAATAAGTTAGATCTTGGAATTCTCTAGTGTCAGGAAGCTTTGCATATGATCCTAAAGCTGATGCTGCTGCGGTATCAGTAGATTTATTCTTAACAATACCTTCAAGATAAGGAATCCCAATACCAGAAACAAAAACTATTCTCTTCGAAGGCCCAACTAACTGAGCATTATTATACATATCCTCAGTAGCACAGTTAGTGACAGGGAAGGCTACAGAGGAGGGCAATTCTATAGTGGTCTCAAGGAAGTTATAAATTGCAAACAGATCTTTATTTACAATCTGATCAGTCAGAGATAAAACAGACCCTGCATAGGTGGATGAT